AGTTCCCGCTGCGGGTTTGGACATTTTCGGTTTCCTCAGTGCGTGTACCACGCGACATGATCATCGGTGGCTTTGGGTGGAACGAGGTAGGTGATCGTCGGTCCCGCGATCGTGAAGTCCCCTCCGCTCAGAGGCGAGCCGGAACCGGGGTCTTGTATAACGCCGTTGAGCATGAGCAGTAGAGACGCCGCTGGGTTCGGAGTGAAGCTCAGCGTGAAGTGGCGTTTGAACCGTTGATCGTTCCTGCGGGCGCTTCGCGTGTTGCGCCAGTGCCCTCAGGAGTGCCAGCAGGTATTTCCCATGTCCCGTCAGCCTTGAGAAACTTGCCCGCGCTGGCATCACCGGGCGCTGGCGCGGGAACAGCGCCGCTCTCCGGGGGAGCCATTGGGCTGGAGGGATCGTCATCGCCGACGAACACTGGCACGTAAGCGGAGACGTTGCGCGGCGCGACACCATCGTCCGCCTGCCACTTAATGTTGGTGACGTCAGCGGGAGGTGCCGGGATCGCATCGTTGAGGTTGATGACGGACATCTATGTCCCGTTCACGGTATATACATCCGACAGCGTTCCGTTGCCGGTCACACCGAGGTTGGTGGGCATCGAGGCCTGCTGGTAGCCTTCCGGCGACAGTTCCTCGGAAACGTTCCAGTCGTACACCGATGGGTCTGTTTCATTCAGGTCGAGCTGCGTCCCGAGAAGGGTCACCTCTCTTGTTCCGCCAGCGACCTTATCGAGCGTAAAGCGGAAGGACACAATCTCGAGCAGCTTGTTCGACCAGCCCAGCATCGGCAGAGTGATTTGAATGACGTCGAGCACGGTCGCTTGATAAAGCGCGAGGTTGAAGGGGAAGGTCCCGGCCCCCTGCTGCCGCTTGCGCATCAGCTCGATCTTGGCCAGGCGCTGTGCTGCGCTCCACGAAGTGGTGAAGGGAAGATGAATGTCCAGCCATCGCCTGTCCCCGCCATCTGCCGCCAGATTCGCGTCGCCGAAGGGAACCTCGAGCGGCGAGCCTCCGTATCCGTGGTCGGCATCCTGCGCGTATGCCGGGAAATCGCTGGTCTGCCATTTGTTCGACGGGCTGATGAAGGTACCTTTGCAGCCGTTGTACAAATCGCGGATGGAAACCTTCGGGCTCCAGCGGAATGGCCCGGCGGCCTGAGACAACGCCAGAGCCGTCCCGGCCGCTCCCGCCGCGCTCAGATCGGGCGACATGGGCGACGACTGCTCCGCGTAGCTGCCGAGCTGCAAAATCCCGATGGTCGCGCCGCTGGCGAAGTCGCTCGCCGAGATGCTGCAATATGTGGACGTGTCGAGATCGACCGCGTTGGCAGCGTTGACAACCGTCCCTCTTCCCTCGATCGGGTTGACGAAGAACGGTTGAAAGCGCGCTGTGGTGCCGTCCGTGAATACCACGTCGATCCAGGTCTCGAAGATATCCAGCACCACGGGTGCCGCGCTGGTTCCGAAGCCCGTCACCTCGATGTCGAACTGAGCATGCGTGGAACCGTTCTGGAGCGCGACAATGTCGTCGGGGCTCATCACATACGTGTCGGTTCGCTGCGTCCAGGGGCCTTGAGACGCCAGCCAGGGAGTTCCGAAGACAAAGCCGATCGCGCCCACATAGAACATTGCGAAGACCAGGCCGACAGAGCTATCGGTGAAGTGCCCGCCAGGCAGGCCCGTATAGGAAGAGATCACCGACAGCGTCGCGCTGGCGATCCTGGTAGGGATTCCTGTCGGTGGCCCGAGCTGAAACGTGACGCCGGGCCATGCCGCGGGCTGAATGGCGAATTGGCCGTTGGTGAACGTGATGCGGCCCGCGCACGCGGTCAGCATGTTTTGCAGCACTTCGCCGCGTCGCATGGACGTCTCGAAGTTCCCATCGAGCCTGTAGCGTGGCTCCGTGCCGCCCGCGGAGAGAGGAACGCCTTCATCGCATCTGTTCGCGGCAACGATGAGTTGGGGAAGAGGAATCTCGGTTCCCCACGGCGCCTTGAAGCCGAATGGCACGTTGGCCAGATAGTCAGCCGTGCAGAGAGCCGCGTTGTTGGTGTAGCCGACAGTCTCGGGCGACGTGCGCGGGTCCACGATGTCGTTCTTGCCGCGAACTACGAAGCTGATGGTCGGAAGGCCGGCAGCGAAATACTGGTCGCTGTAATGAATCCGCAGGAAGACGACGGTCCTGCCGAGGCACCGATGATCCTCGGTCCACTGGTTCGCCGGGTAAACCACCAGATTGCTCGGATCGCCGTCGTAAGGTGTTCCGTGGAGGATGCCGTAGAACGTCTCGGTGTGATTGCCGAGGAGGACCTCCATGTGAACCTTGGCACCATAATCGGGCCAGGTGGTCACCACTTCGCCCTCGGTGTCGACGATGGACTCGGGCCCGCCGCAAAGATAGGTGAAGGTGATGCTGCCCGGACTGCCGACGACCTGACTCAGAATCTGCTCGACGGGAAAGCGGCCGTTCAGCGTCAGATCGCCAGTGATGTCCTGAATGATGACGTTGTCCCCGGGCTGGAGCAGCGGGATGTTCGCCTGAAGAACTACCGTGACGACGTTGTTCGTGCGCGAAATGTGGAAGATGTTGACCGTCTGCTGAACCGGAGTGAAGCTGTCGCCGACGAGGCGGTTGAAGGTTCCCCCGGCCGTTGACAGTTGAATGCGTTGGCCATCGAACAGGACCGCTTCGACTGCATCGGTCTGATGGCACGCGACCACGAAGACCATGTCGAGCCAGTAATTGTCGGTCGCGGCGAGCAGTTCGAGAATGCCGATCACGGGCACGAACACCCCGAGCAGGACGTCAAACCATGGCGTGCCTTTGTTGTAAATGAACTCCGCGAAGTAGATCAGCACGCCGGGCACTCGCGCGCGGCCGTACACCACATTCCAGGGCGCGATGGGATTGCGTGAGGCAGTGGCTGTTCCGGCCGCCGCTGTCGCCGAGGCGAAGCCGGAGATCACCATGCCGATGCCGCCCATGATCATCATGGGGTTTCCGGTGAGCGCACCGCCGACGGCAAGCGCGGCGCCGCCGACCACTTCGAGCATTTGCGAGAGCGTTGCCATGGTCTACAGATTGTTCTTGCTGGAGGGATAGCGGCCAAAGTAAATCTGGGCGTCTTGAATGGAATTCACGAACTGGAACCCGAGATCGCCGGGGTAGTCTACCTGCTGATCCTCGTGCGTGTATCGCCTCTCGGCAGACACGTTCATTTCAACGAGCCGATTCTCGCAGTTGATGGTTATGGTCGCCGAGGTACCGGACACGTCGATGGTCGGTTTATCCATCCGTCCCGAGAAGCAGCACACCGGATCATCGATCAGTGCGCCCGTTCCGTCGAAGATCCCAGGAAGACCAGAGCTGGCAACGCCACCTGAAACTGGCCCATGACAGCGCTCAGGGCCGCGGAATCGAAGCCGCTGATCGAGAACGTGATCCCTTTCGCCTCGACGGTGCTCGCTTCTTCGATGGTCGAAATCGATCCCAGCGAACCGATGCCTATCCACGTCCGATCGTTCCAGGCGAGCGACCCGAGGCCGCTCCAGAAATATATGGTTTCGGACGCGAACGTGGCCTGTACCAGAAGCGCAGGCCTCAGTATCGAACTCGTGATCGCAGTGAGCACGTCGGAAGTCATGTCGCGGGACATTCAGATGGCCTCCGTGATGTCGAACTGCATTCCGTAAACGCGCGCGGCCGTGATCGACCATTTGGTTGCGTTCTTCTGAAGGCGCCAAAGGCCCTGAGTATTGTTCAGAATCACGGCAGTCCCGTCAGCGGGCGACTCGCGGATCTGCGGCCAGACGGTAAGGGCCAGTGCTCCGGTCAGGCCCGAGGCAGGGCACGAGATCGTTCGATACAGCCGGTACCCGATCTGAATCCAGTCGCCGGGAAGAAGCAGGCCTCCCGTGCTGGGCGTCCATCCGCGCAGGTTGAGGACGTAACCGGTCTGCCCGGCACCGTCCACGACGGGCGTTCCCGTGGCCGCGCCTTTCGGAGCCACTGCGAGCGGATCTCCGAGCTGAAAGACATTCGCCTGCCCGTGAAGGCTCAGCATGAAGGCAATCCAAGCCTGCGCCTGCGCGTGAGTCAGCGGAGGCAGCGAGACCGACGCCTCCATGAACGACGCGCCCCAGTCCTGGACCTGCTGCTGGCCGGTGAAGGGCGATACGCTGACCGCGACGAGATCCTCTCCGGTGAACTCCATGGTGGAAGGAGCTGGCGGATCGGTCGGGGTTGCGATGATCTCCCAGCCGTTGAAAGTGGGCATAGGCTAACGACGCTGCGGCGTCCGCAGGACCTTCTCGCTGTGCACCTGTGCCGACGCTCTGACAGCCGAGTTATGAGCAGCGAGGATCGCGGACTTGGTGCGCTGCTCTGTGAGGACAGGGTCCGTGCCGCGGGCGTCGATCGTGTAGTAATGATTGGAAGCGTTGCCGTCGAGCATCCGCCGCGAAGCCGAGTTGCTGATGATGCGGTTGCCCATCTTAATCTCCGGGCCGTTGTCTCCGACGATGTAAGCCTTATCGGGGGCCATATCGCCACCTCCGGCAAAAGCACCCGCGAGCTGTCCGAAGCCACCACTTCCGCCGCCGAGCAGTGCCTTCATCAGCGGCCCGAGGAATCCAGTCGCTTTGCTGAGGAGGCCCGCGAAGACCCCGGCCCCAGCGTCTGCGCCCGGCGCGCCCGGATCATCGCTCGACGATGCACCCGACGTGGCACCGCCAAGGTTGATCCCGGCGTCCTTCGCCATCTTCACCCACCACGGATTGCTCTTCGTTCCGTCGGGCTTGCCGCCCAGCGCACCGCCGAGGTTGATTCCCAGCTTGCCGCCGAGCGCGCCGAGGCTTGTCTGGAGAGTGGACTTTATCGAAGACCCAACCATTTCCTTGGCGATGCCCTGGAACATCTTTTTGAAATCGGTCTTTCCTCCGGTCAGCAACGTCGCGAGCTGATCAGAAAGTTTCTCGAACGCCGAATGCAGCGCTTCATAGACGACGGCAGCAGCGCTCTTTGCCGACTTCTCCATGTCCAGAAAGAAGGCATTTACCCCGTCGCGAATGCCGCCGAACTTCAGCAGCAACGCGACCGTTTCGTCGGTGGTCTTGTTGAACGCATCCTGCGCCTTCGCAGCGACCTCCAGCGATTGGCTGTACGTGAGGTTCCCGCCCTGCGCAGTCCTCATGGCGGCGACCTCGCGGTTGAGCTGGTTGATTTCCTCCTGATACTGTTCAACCGGCGACCGCAGAGCGATTGCAGCCCTGGCATCCTCTTCCGCCCATTCGGCGTTCGTCAGGTCGATCATCAGTTGCCGCTTCTGTTGAAGTGCAGCGATGGCGTCGCGGTCAGTCGCCGTGGCGAGCTGCTGGTTAATCGCGTAGAGCTTTACTACGAGCGAGGCCTGGCGTTGCACTTCGATAAACTGGCTTGCCGCGTCGACGGAGATTTTCTTTGTCGCGACTTCCTGCTTCAGCGCGAAAATCTCCTGATTGGTGGACTCGACCAGTTCCGAGTTCTGCTTCCCTGTCAGGAGTCCGGCGAGCCGTACCAGCTCCGGCTCCATCTGCTTCAGTTGAGCAGTAGTCCGGTTGTACGTCAGGCCGAGAATGGCGTTTGCGACGGTCGCAGCCCGAACTGCATCCACTCCCTCCAGGTTCGCTTTGGCCATCGCGCGCGCCTGCTGAGTGGCTAGATCAGTCGCGTGCTCCTGCCCGACCAGCTCCTTGCCGTATTCGTTGAGCGCCTTCAGCGACTCCTCGAGAGAAACCAGCCAGGTGATGGTCGCCTTCTGCGCAGCAGTGAGCGCAACGCGTTTCTCGTCGATTAGCCGGGTGTTGATCGCGAGGATGACACCAGCAGCCTTTTCCGCGGCTGCGACTTCGGCGATCTTCTCCGGCGACTCGTCGAGCACTCCGAGATAAGCCTTCTGTGCCTGGACCAGCTCCACCAGCTTTACGACTTCATCGCTGTAGATGTCCTTCTTCTCTGTCTTCGGAGCCCCGAGCCCTTCGGTGTCGGGTTCCGGCAGGTCAGGGCGGCTGGTTGCAGCGACCTCGGCAGACTGTCTCGGAGGAGCCAGCCGCGCGGCCTTGGCCTTGTTAAGCGCGTCGATGACGAACTGCGGGACCAGCGCGCCGAGGATCTTCCGCGCGAACTCCAGAACGGCAGTGAACGACTTCGTGAAAATCTCGACGATGATGTTGTCGGACAGCACCTTCATGAAGCCAGCCCACACGCTCTTCATGAAGTCGACGATTGCGTGGAACTTCCCGCCGATCCACGAGAACACATCGCCCATCACGATCCACGAGGCGTTCCAGATGTCGCGGAGCTGGTAGGTTGTTCCGCCGAGGCTGAACGTCGCGTCGCGGAACTTGTAGAGCAGAGCGATGATCCCGGCGACCGCAGCTATCGCGATGGTCACGGGCCCACCGAGAGCAGCGACAGCTGTTGCGAGGCCGTACCCCGCGGCCGAGGCGACACCCTCCTCTGCAGCTAGCGACCCGGTCATCCAGATGGCGGTTTTGAGCCAGCCCGCGAATTCCGCCAGCGCAGGGATCACCTTCCCGAGGCCAGCCAAGCCGATGACCATCTTCGTGATACCGGCTCCCGCCTTTTCGAGCCCACCGCCCGCGAGGTCGGCGATCAGAGGAATGGCGATCTTTGCGAGCTGGAGGCCCGCCAGCGCTTCGAGTGCCAGCTTCAGCTCGTCGGCATGCTTGACGGCGAATTCGAACGCCGTGCCAGCCGCGTTGATGGCGGTGGTGAGCTTCTGTCCGAACTCCTGAGCCAGCTTCGGGATGTCGAAGTCTTTGCCCAGTTCCTGCAACCGCTCGCTCAACTTCAGCAGCGCGGGCAGCACCGCCGCCGTGAGCTGAATGCCAAAGCCGACCTGCGCAGCGTGGAGCTGCGTAAGCACCTCGTGGAACTGGTGCGCCTTCGCTGCTGTGTCGCCACCGATCACCAGCCCGAAGCGCTTCGCTTCTTCGGACAGCTTGGCCTGGTTCGCTCCCAGCTCATTGAGCATCGGGATCATCCCGGCTCCAGCCTTGCCGAACAGAGCCATCGCGAGCGCAGTCTTGCCCGCACCGTTCGCCATCCCGGCGAACTTGATTGCGACCTCGGTGAACAGGTCCGAGCTGTCTTTCAGATGGTGATTGGAGTCTGCGACTTCGATACCGAGCCGACCGAAGATCCGCTGGAGCCCGGCGTTGCCGGTCTGCGCGCCGAACGCCGCCTTCGAGAGTTTCTCCATCCCCTTGGCCATGTCCTCGACCTCGACATGGCTGATGCGCGCGGCATACGCCAGCGTAGAGAACTTCTCGACGGTGCTGCCAGCGGCCTGCGACAAACGACTGAGCGAGCCGATAGTGTTGATGCTCGTCTCCTCCAGCGCCGCAGTTCCCGCTGCCAGCCCCGTGATCAGAGCGGCCCCCGCGGCGGCGATCTTCTCCAGCGAGCGTTTGATTTCGTTCGCGCTCTTCGCGGACAACTGGCTCATCTTGTCCATCGACTGACTGAACGAGGCCGTGTTCGCCTTCAGATCGATAGTGAGTGTTCCGACGACGATGCTCATGGTTTGTTCTTCGGGAAACGCGAAAACGCAGCCATCACTTCTTCGCCGGTAAGGACGGGCTCGTCCTCTTTCTCAACCGGATGCAGCATGAACGACTCTGCATCGAGCGGCTCTTCGGGTCGGCAGAAGCTGAAGTTTGCAGTTGTGGAGGCGATGATTCCGACGAGCAACTCCTCGCGCTGCCAGGTCGCCAACTGCCGTTTGAGGAGTGCGTGGACCTGGCGCGGAGTCATCTCCAGCCACTCGTCGGACGAGAGCCCGAGGTCGTGCCGGGCGATTGCCCACGCGTCCAGCCAGGTGCGCGGCGGCTCTATTCGGCCGCTTTGATAGGGTCCTCGGATTCGCCCTTGACCTCGCCGGGCGCCGGAAGCGCTGCTGCCCATGCAGCCAGAATGCCCCTCTGAATCGTCACGAGGTTTTTCGGCGTGATCAGGTCCCCGACCTCCTCAATCGTGTATTTCGCGCCCGCGCGCTGCAACGCCAGAAACAAAAGAGCGCGCATCAGCTTTGCGGACGGCCGGACCAGGTTCGCGTCTCCGGAGAGAACGTTCAGCCCGGTCAGATCCTCGCACTCGATCAGGACGTTGTGCGTGATAACGATGGGCCAGGTCTTGCCGTCCAGAAGGATCTCCACCTTCTGGACGAGCTTGTCAGCGATGGTTTTCGGCATACTCTTAAGCAACCGTCTCCGTGATGTTTCCGGTAATCTGAACGTCCGCGGCGAAGTCGATTTTCTTGTTCGACTCGAAGGGACCGGTTTCATACTTCGCGATGAAGCCGTAGCCGGTTACCGTGTAGGTCTGCGTGCCCTTGTTGATCTTGGACGTTACCTTCCAGGGAAAAACCGTCTGACTCTGAGCGAGCGTGGAGATGTTGAGCTGGCTCGCGTCGCCGGTGAAGTTCCCGGTGAGCGCGATCGTGCCGGGCTTGATCAGGCCGGGCAGCATCTCCTCCGTTGCGTTAGGCGATTGGAGATGCGTGGTGTCAATCGACGGGATTGAGAAGTTGGACGGCTTGATGCTCGCCAGCTCGGCCATTTGCGTATAGTCGATCGGGCTGGAAGTATCGCCAACGTAAAAAGCAGCGAGATAACCGGTAGTCGCTTTGGACTGTCCCATTTGATGAAGCTCCTTTGTTAGTTCTGGGTGAACCAGATTTCGTATTCAAGAATTCGCCGTGACGTTCGGCCCGGGTCGTCGAAGAAGTCGATTAAGTTCGTTCGGAAGCAGCCGTGGACGGGCGTCGCGTCGGGGTCAGCCAGCACGCCGCTATATCCGCCGAGGACGTTGTCGATGGCGCGCGCGAGGAGGATACAGTCGGCAGCAATCGCGCCGTCGCAGTTGATCTGGAGCCGCCTCGTGACAAAACCGTGCTCGCCAGAGAGCGCGACCGGGTCCTGATCAGAGACGGTCGCGTATGTCCAGAGCGGAAGCGCATGGTCCTTCGGTGCCTCAACGAAGAAACCGCTTCCGGGCGCAAGAGCAGCGACCGCGGGCGAGGCCTGCACGAGCATCACGAGTCCCTGTTCGATCATTTGTCGAGCGTTTCCACGCCTTCGCGGATGACTTCGGTGAAGGCCTCAAGCGCTGCATGGCTGGCAGCGTCGAAGCCCGGCCGCATGAAAGGCTGCGCAGGCCCGTGCACCGAGCCGAACTCGACGAACTTGCCCCACGTGCCGGGCGAGTCCTTGCCCTTCGCTTTGTCTGCCATCGGGCCGACCGAGACCTTCCCCGACTCCTGCTTCGGCGAGAGCGAGATTTTCATTCCGATGGAGTCGCGCAGTTCGCCGGGCTTGCGCCGGGAGGTGGCCACCTTCAGCACGGGAGCCCGGCTCTTCGCACTGGCGACCATGACGTCGCCTCCAGCCTTCAACGCCTTACGGAGAGCGCGCTTCGCCAGCTTTGGGCCCGCCTGCGCGAGCGCGTCCTCGACCCCTTTCAGGCCTATGACTTCAACCGAGATGTCCATTGGGTTAGGCGGAGTTCTTGCCGACCGCGAGGCAGTTCAGCTTCAGCACGACGTCCATGTTGGCGACGTTCTCGATAGACTGAATCAGATACAGGCCGTTCAACGCCTGCACCTGCATATTGGCTGCGATCCCCTCCTGCCAGAAGATCGAGATAATCAGGAAGGTCTGCGTTGTCTCCTGGCCGGACTTGATGACGTCGAGCCCGCGGACGATCTCGATCTTCGCCCAAACTCCCACCAGCACGGGCACCATCGCCACTGTGCTGCCAGAGACGTCTGTTGCCGGGACCTGGCCGAGGATGTTTACCTGGTGGCGCATTTCGCCAGCGTCCAGCGTGGGCCATGTCATGAGCGTTAACCGACGTTCCTCAACGTTCCCTGGGAGAGCAGCATCGACACTCCGAACGGCAGCTCGCGCGCGGGATCGAGGTTTCGATCAAACGGAAGCCGGCCCGTGAACCATTCGTTAATCAGCCGCTTCATTCCGACTTTGATCGTGCGCCCGTCTGCCTGCCAGAAGACCGAATCGTTGCTGAACCCTGTCGTGTGACGGATCAGGATGGCAGAGGACGGCCACGGCGTGAAGACCGGCCACATCATGTTGTAGGGAGGCGCGACGAGACCAGGGCTCTTCTTTGCATCGACAATGAAGTCGGTGTTTTCGACGAGCGTAGTGTACGCCCCGCTGTTATCGCGAAGGGTGAAGAGATCGACCGAATTCAGCGGCGAGCGCAATCGGATGAAATAGTCGAGCCAGAAATCGAGCGTCAGATCCCACTGCTTCACGACGAGGTCCCGGCCCTGCAGATACTCAGCCTGCACCCGCGCAGCAGAGATCAACTCGGTGAGGTACTCGTCCTCGTCGGGGTCGGTCGGCGACCGCACGGGAATCTTGCAGAACGACTTCACCTCATCGAGCGCGAACGGCTCCACGAACGACTGTACCGGCGACGAGTTGGTAAGCGTGAGGCTCCCGTAATTGTCGAGGGCACCATAGCCTCCGTTGGGCCCGTAGAGGCCAGAGCCTATGCCGACGAGCATGGTTCTCCCTCCTCGATCGCCACGAGTTGAAGCGGCCCGGCGTGTCGAAGCTTCATCCAGGCCGGGACTTCGGGAATGTCGCCCTGGACACAGTGCCGATATCGATCCTCGAACTCGTTGTTCGGATCGTTCTGGTTGTAGAACTGATATTTTCGGAGCCTGTCCTCGCGGTCCATGTAGCCGAAATGCAGCAGAGTCGCATCGATAGGGCGCGCGGCGCGATGCACGGCCAGCGGGGCGTTCCCGCAGTGAAAGTTTCCGCCGAACACAGTCGATTGAAAGCGCCCGCTTCCAGCGCGGAACAGGCTGGGCCTTCTGAACTTGCCGTATACGCCATCCACGCGCGCCTGGTCTTCCCGGTCCCACAGATAGAGAATCTTCGGAGAGAGGCAGACCGCGTCGGTTTCCGATACGGCAGTGCGGATCGCAGGCACGTCGCAGGACTGAAGCATCTCGTCGCCGTCGATCATCAGGAACCAGCCCTTTTCGTCGACGCCAGTATCGAGCAGCAGGTTTTTGTCGCGGGTTTCATTCAGGTCGTTGAACGGAGACGTGAAGACAATCACGCCCGGCATTGCCGCGCACAGCTCTTTCGTTTCATCGGTCGAGTGGTCATCCATCACGATGACGCGCTCACAGAGCGGCAGGATCGACGAGATGCAGCGCTCGATCCACCGAGCCTCGTTCTTCACGCGGAGCAGGCCAGTCATGGCAGAAGACTCTTCATTCGTTCGAGGCGCCGGGCTGCGGCCGCGTTCTCGGCTTCGAACATCGGGTTGTCCCCGCAGCCTGAGTTCGCATGCAGCTTGTAGCCGAACCGCACGGTGTCCATCGTGGCGACGCCCGGAATCACCGCCACTGTGATGCCTGATTTGACCAGCGCATAATACAGAGCGAACTGGTCGTTGTAGGTCCCGGCTGCATACTCGCGGAACCAGAGCTCGTTGAAGCGTTCCGTCGCTGCGCAATGGCGGCGAATCACGAGCCCGCCTGCATAGAACTGCCCGGTGACAGGCAGGTCTTCGGCCACATAGCGCTGGTATGTTGCCTCGACATCGTCGGGCACATAGCCGTGGAGCTTCTGGTAAAAGTTGCGCTCGTCGTGATACGAGGTGTGGCCGCCGGGGTGAAGGAACAGGGCGATGTCTGCATCGCCCAGCACTTCCGCGGCGCGCTCCACCTCCATGAGCGGCTGAAAGGCTCCGTCCATGTAGACCGAGACGTCCGAATCGAACAGCAGATGCGGGAGGCACTTTGGAATTCGACAATTCCGCGATGCCTCCCGAAAGAGCTGAGGGAAAGGCTGCGTGTCCCAGGGCGGCACGCGGCGCGGCCGATCGCTGAAACACAGGAACTCCGCTTCGCCGCGCACCAATGGCGGGCGCAGGTTGTCGTAGTCGCCAAGGATGACGGTGTAAGCGGTTACATGCATGAGAATGCCAAAGGGGCTCGGATGGGCGGCGTGGGGATATATCGAGAGGCTTAGGACAGGTCGCCCCACTTCGACCTGTAAATCTCAGCGCCCGCGGCGATGTCGCCGGCCGCGCGAGGGTTTCCACGGAACGTGCTGCGAAGGGAACCGTGATCGACGAAGCAGCCGTCGAATATGCCGATCTTGCCGCCCGCGTTTCGGACTCGCCTGCAATAGTCGTTGTCTTCCCAGCCATAAGCAGTGAAGCGCTCATCGAGCAACCCGACACTCTTGATAGCCAGCCGGGAGATCAGGACGCACACGAAGGCGACGGTGCGCGGTTCGTTGCGGATAGTGCCCGGAGGCGAGCGCTGCGGCTGCTGGGCCGGGTTGCCAGCCAGATTGGTGACTGCCGAGATGACGCCGTACATGCCCAGAGCCGCTTTCCCGGCGCGCTGCATGGCGGTGAAGCCATGGGGCTTTTGCAGCAGCGCGTCATCGTTGAGCAGGATCACATCGTCGTCACCCGCGGCGCGGATTCCGATGTTCATGTTTCGCGCGAAGATGAAGGGCTTCACGCCCTCCTGCCAGTCGACCGGCTCATCGCATGACAACAGAAAGCGTTTCTCTCCCTCGAAATCGTCAACGACGATGACTCTGCAGGTCTCGCCTGCGGTGCGGATCGCTCGCACACACGCGCCGAGGTTCGCATCGGTCTTACTCGGGATGATGACGGAAAATGCCACTATTTCACCGCTTCCAGAACCGCCGTGATTTTCCAGACCTGCTCGTGAACGTCCTGGTAAGGGCGCTCTGTAAGGGAAATGATGTTGAAGGCCGCAGTGATCCCGTAAGACTCCGCGAGCCGGTTGTGAGCGAAAGACGCGTGCTGGAAGTACTGGAACGAGTTCAAGCACCACGGCGACTTATGCGTAGGGTCCTGAAAGTACCCCGCACCCTTCGAGGCGTTCGGCGTCTCGATCGTCGCCCGCGCGCCCGGCTTCAGCACCCGGTGCAACTCGTTCATGAAGTGAATGCGATCGGCGATATGCTCGATCACGTCATGCGCGCGCACTTCCTCGATGCTCGAGTCAGCCCACGGCCACGGCCAGGAGAGATCCGTAAGCTGGTCGGCGGGCTCCGCTATGTCAACGGAGATGAATCCGTCAATTCTGCGGTCGCACGCTCCGAGATTGAGTCTCATTTTCAATTTCCGTACTGCGTCATATAGGCAGCGATGTTGTAGGTTGCAGAAGTGCCGGTAAGAGCAGCCGTAATACTGATGGGCACGCCAGCCTTGCACCGAAGAAATTGGGAGCCTTGCGAAGCAGTGCCGATGGTGTTGATGTTTATGACAGTCACGTTGTGCGCTGCGCTGGCGTCGTCAGTCCACTGGTACGCGATTGCGGCAACCCCGGAACCTGCATTAGCTGTGGGCGTCCCCACGACAGAAACCTGAAAAGTACCGTTGGCGGCGGGGGTGTAAGTAAGAATCGTCTGCGGAGTCGCGTTTGCGATTTGCCCGGTCAGCGCCGTGGAAGCGCGAACCAGCGGATATGCAATGACGGAAAGCACGCCCGCATTTGACGCGATAGTCGTGCCATCGACCTTGGAGACGCCGAAGACGCTCGCGCTCGACTGAGGCACCGTTATCAGCCCGGCCGCTACGGTTATGATCGTCCCGTCGGGCTGGACCGTGCCGAGGCTGGAACTGGTAGCGGCGACCGGTCCCGCGCAACCCAGGCCCGAGGGATTTGCAATATGGTTTCCGTTCGCGTCGATCTGGACGCACGC